GATAATTTTTTTCATTATATACTCTTTCAATATACTCTTTCACAAATTATTAACAAGGTCTCACCCTATATTATACCATAATTCTTCTATATTAGCCATGGCAAGAGGAGAAATTTCCTCGCAAACTTAAAAGAACAAGGCTACTTCTAACCGTTTTATGCTGACTAATTTTATCATAGAAAAAAGCTCTTCGAAAAATCGAAAAGCTTTATATAATGCTGATTGTAGCATCCTCGCCTTTTTTTATCAGGCTCGGGAAAGGTTTAAAAACCTTCTTATTTAGCGATTGGGTAAACAGAAACTTGTTTTATAAATACAAATATATATAAATGTTAAATAGTGTTCAAAGTTAGATAAATAAAGAAAGTTTAGAGATATTCAGATACTGAAAAAATACATAAAAAATAAATCTGGGTACCAAAATGGGTACCAAAATCTGTGATTTCTCACGGTCGATTAAAATATTTCATTATTCGATTTCATTTCAGAGCAAACAAAAAAACCGCAAGCTATTGCCTGCGGTCTAGTGTACAATATTTTTTATTTTATACAGGTTTTTTAGTCAGGTTTTTAAGAAAGCAATTCGTTAACTCTATCTTGCACAGCTTGCGCATCGTATCCAGCGCTCGTTAAATTGTCATAGCGTTCTTGTCCATTGCCCCAAAGTCCTTGAATGACTTCGTTTGCTACGGTATCAAGATCCACGGTAGCTTCACCACCTAAAAGACTATTCACTTTGTCTTGTACAGCTTGAGCGTCGTAACCGTCATTTTCTAGTTTGTCGAAACGTTCTTGACCGTTACCCCACAAACCTTGTAGCACTTCATTTGCTAAAGTATCCAAGTCTTTAGTGTTTCCAGCATTTAAGAGGTCATTTACCTTAGCCTGCACGGCTTGAACATTATATCCCGCATTGGATAATCTGTCAAAACGCTCTTGTCCATTACCCCAAAGACCTTGAATAACTTCACTGGCTACAGTATTAAGGCTTTTTAGAGCGTTTTCACTGGCTACATTATCCTCTTCAGCATCATCTAGTAAAACAATGTTCTTGTCGTAAGGATTTGAAGAGTATTGCCACCAGCGAATACCGTCCATGCTTGGGAAGTATTCAAAGTCAGCGTTACCGTCGTTTAAACCATAGCCTGCAATCCAAAGGCAGTTTGGGAATTTCGCAAGAATCTGCTCATAATAGATATTATTGAGCGTGAATGGCTTGTAGCTGTAATAGATTGGCTCATATCCATTTTCTTTGAGGATTTCCATGAAGCGAATACAAGCATCTGTATTTGCCTGTTTATCTCCGCTAGCGTGATCTTCGTAATCAAGACACAAGTATTTTACTTTTTGAGGTACATTATCAAGGAAGTAGCGTGCCTCTCGTTCAGCTTCTTCGATGTCACCTCCAAACCATGCGAAATGATAAAATCCAACAGGGATTGATTGCTCAACTTGAGCGGACAGGCAAGGGTTGATATAGCTTGTACTTTCAGAAATTTTGATAATAGTATTCTGTGTCCCCATGTCAGCCAAAATACCTGTAATATCGTATCCATTGTGGCTAGATACGTCGATGAATAAGTCGTTTTTTTTCATTTGTTTATTCTCCTTTCCATGCATCATTCATCTGCTTGACCGCTGACTCAACGAAGGTATCAAGATCACGGTCAGTCATGCTGATGTTGTATTTGCTAAGCTCAGCACGGATTTTAGTCCGAGCTTGCTCCAATTTTTCTTCGCCCTTATAGCCAGTTTCTGAAGCGACTTGTTCCACGGCATTGACTGCATTCTTAGCAAGGATTTCAACAATCTTGATTGTTTTCTCTCCGCCTTTTTGAACCAAGTATTCTTTTACAGCCTTAACTGCGATACCTAATAAAATGACAATGATGCTGATAGCACCATTAAGTAAAATTTCATTGATTTGTTGCATTTATATTTTCCTCCACAATTTCCAATGCTAGAAATTTTTCATACAGTACCTTGATGGCTCCATTACCACCAAGTTCCACGTAACTTTCATAAAGACGAGACAATTCTTCAATCTCATGCTGACTGGTACTGCCTCGTCTAATAGCTTTTTTTAGGTTTTCTTGTAATCGAAAACGCTGTAATCTTTGAAGACCTTTTCCAATAACGTTCAAATCTTTGCTATTATCTTTGCCGATAGCCTCAACATTCGAGACTGTCTTTTCAATGACGCTAATTTTATCAGATAAGAGACTGATTTGCTTGTCAGTCTCTTTTGTATTCTGAGTGCTTTTGAAAGAGAAATAGCTAGGAATGATTACAATTAGAATCGGACTCAATTTATCCAGAAATGCTAGTAATTCCAATCAGACCACTTCCAATCTACTATTCAGGAACTCGAGTGGTTCCAAGATTACTTCCATTCTTCTGCCCTTCCCACTTCCAGATTGCAAGAAGACCATTTTGAGATGGTCCGCCTTCAAGTTGTTTGAGAGATTCGCCTTTGTAAATGAAAGCCTGATTCGTCTGAATCAAGACGCGCTTACCCTCACCGTTCAATTCGACGTGTTCAGGATCTTCAATCACAAACATATCACCTGCTTGATAGGCTTTGCCTTCTTCTGCGAATGGAAAGAGTTCGACAAGCTCCTTGTAAGTTGTTCCGTAGGCGATTTTCTCGCCCATGATTGAATCCTGAGCCATGACACGTACAACTTTATCAATTTTATTTGCAAGCGCAGAAAGTCGATTCTGCTCGCTCTTGTTGTACGCAATCTGCTGATTAGCCTGTTCAAGTTGCGCTTGCGTTTGAACGATTGCGCTTGCTGGATCTAGTTCAGCTTTTACAACATCAAGCACCGCTTGGATAAGCACTTCCTGGCTTTCATGTGTACGGTCACCACTTACCCCTGCTTGCTCATAGCTATAGCGTTGGCCATGTTCTTTTTTGATTGTCACGATTGTGACATTTTCTGGTTGACGATAGTAAGGTGCATTTGCTAATTCGTAAGTTTGTGTCATGTTCTATTCTCCTTTTTGCATTTTAGCTTTTGTTTCTTCAAAAAGTTCTTTGAGTGCTGGGTCGTATTCCAAGACCTCGTTCATTACTTGTAATTCGCTTGTTACGTATTTATAGAAGGCTTCATTTTGAGCCGATTCTAGCTCACTCTTAGCAAGCTTATTTGCTAGCGATGTCATCACTAATTGATTCAATGTTTCGTTCATGCTGTTTTCTCCAATTTTTCTATTTTTTGATTTAGTTCTTGTACCGCTTTAATTAAGTAAGGAACAAATTTTGAGTAATTGATTGTTAAGTGATTATCCTCGCCCTCGTATTTCTCGACGGAACCAGGGATAATATTTAACACTTCCTGAGCTATCAAACCGATTTCTTCATGAGTCTTATCCTTAATGTAGTCAAAGGTCACTAAATTCAAAGCATTTATTTTTTCCAGAGCCTGGATAGGTGTAGGCTCAATATTCTCTTTCAATTTTCTATCAGAAGCAGTTGTGATTCCAGCGTGTTGTCTAAAATTTCCGGTAACAATTTGGCTCCACCAAACAACTCGATTATACCCACCGGCAGGATTATCCCCTTCGCCTAAAACATCATTATAAGCTAACCATAGACCTTTTTCTGCATTTACTCTTGAGTAAAAATTAACCTTTGATGTGCTTGCGAAATCTACTTTTGAATAAAAAGATGCTTCATTTCTACAGTACATCGTACCGTCTGTATTGACGTTCCAAGATTTGGGCCCGGGGGTGTCTAAACTATCGCCCCAATTAGCCCAAAATGCGTTTCTGTTCGCACCAGCATTCGTTCCATTCCCCATCCCAATGCTGACAGAATCGGTTCCTGTTATGAAATAACCATTTCTGTTTTTGTACTGCCCAAGTCTAAAACCTCCAATTTTACCTTGAAAGCCTTCTAGGAATGTCGCAGTGACTACGACAGACCGTAGCTTGTTGATAAAGGCTTCCTTAGCAGCAAGCGTATCCGTGAAGATATCGCTTGAGACAAACATTCTAGCCATAGCTTGGTCCATAATCAATTTATCAGCTGTGATAGTATTGGCTCCGATAATTTCGGCATTAAGTTTGGCAAAGTTACCTTCGCCGACAAATAATCGCTTGAAATATCCATCAATAGCCGTGAGTTCGTCCAGCAAGGTCTTACCTTTAAGTCTAATCTTTTCAGCTTCAATCAATATCTGGTTGTTAGTCGCATTTATTTGCGAAACGATTGAACCAGCGCTTGTCAGATTTTGGACAGCCCACGAGCCAGCGAGCTGATTCACTCGTGTTCTAGTCGCTTCTGCTATCTGTTGAGCTTGATTTGCCTGTTCTGCCACCTGAACAGCTTTAGCTTGGGCATTCTCTGCCAATTGCTTAGCGTTCTCTGTAGCTTTGTAGGCATCGTCGAATTGGCTTGGCTTGTATGGGCCAGTGTTTGAGCCACGGACCAACATTATCTCTTTTATTTCTACCCAACCATTTCTTGTGACGTAACAATAGAACGGAAAATTCACACCATTTCCAAACTCAAAATCCGAGGGCATATAAAACGTCCCTTGAAAATCTTTCCACTCGTCAGAAACAGGACTGTTTGATTTCCCAACCAAGGCCGTGAATATTGAATGATTTAGGATGTGGTTTTTAATAGTAACGTTAAAAGCAAAATCAATCGCACCACGAATACGATATTTAAACCCTAGGGAATACGTTTCGCCTTTATAAATTTTACGAACATAAATTGGAAGTGTAAAACCTGACCAGTTATGAGATGTTAAACCTTGCGCCTTGATAGTGAATACTCCGTCATTGACAAATATAGCATTTCCCTGTCGTGGATTAACAAGCGTATGCTTATCCATTGCCTCGGAGTTGACAACCAAGTTATTATCATCTGTGACGTACTTTCCAACTTCCGTCTGAAAAATACTACTACTCATGACAAGCCGTGATAGCTTGTCAGGTGCTCCTGTTTCAGATGTTCCTAAAATCCGCTCATAGAGCTGACTGGTTTCTTTGACCCTTTGAAAGTCCGTGACTTCTACTTTTTGAGACAGTTGATTAGCTACGTTTGCGATTTGACTGTCAGCACTTGCCTTGTTAGCAAGAATTTGACCTGACATATTGCTGATTTGCTTATCAGAATTGATTTTGTTATTAGAAACCTGATTTGATAAATTAACAATCTGACCATCGGTTCCTTTTTTATTGTTTGCAATTTGAGTGGATAAATTAACAATCTGACCGTCTGCTGATTTCTTGTAAGTCGTCATTTGACTGGAAATATCCGTGAATTTTCCATCAACAGATTGCCGATAACTTGCAAGCTGACTTGTGATTTCTTTATTCGATTCAGTTTTAACCGCTTCGATACGCTGACTAATTCCTCGAACATCTTCCTCGTAGATACTTTTGGCTACATAGTCACTTGAAATCACTTGCCTGAATGCTGAGATTTGACTAGCACTCTCATCTCTAGCATACTTTTTCAAGGTTTCCTGTCGTTGACCATCTGCATCAATAAAAGACTCGACTTTTCCCATCTGAAAAAATAGGCCATCCGCTGTTCTCTTCACATCGTTCAATTTTGAGCCATACTGATTTTTAAAAGTTTCAATATCTTCAGTTAATTTAGCTTGTGAACGTCCAGCTGAAGCCTTGAAATTATTTAATTCAGACTTAGCTTGTTCACTTATTCGCTTTGCTTCCTGTGCAAGCAGGGTACTTGCGCCAGCGTTTCGCAAGGCTTCTTCAGACCTGCGCTTGGCTTCTTGTAATGGGCCGTTGTTAAAACTGCTAAAGCGCTGGTCGATAGTGTCAGAGAGTTGTCTCTTGACTTCTTCGGCTCTGGCTTTGGCAGCATTGAGACCGTCTGTGAATTGATTGACCAACTCTTCTTTCTGCCTATCAAATGCAAGATCAGCATTCTTGAGTTCTCTGGCTAACTGCCTTTCAAAATCATCTTGAAGTTGTTGGGCTTCACCCTTG